ATATAAGAAAGAACTGCATACATTAAATAACTATCGGGGAATGGCTCCCCAAAAATATCTATTGCCTGCGTGGCATTGGTAACTAAAGTTGGCTCATTCATCGGACCCTTTTGGGCCGTGCCAACAAAAGCAGGTCGTAACGGGCCAACTGCTGTTGGTATAACGCTGAGATCAATCTCGCGCGGGAAAACGCCTGGACTTAAATAAACTGCCATTGATCACTCCTAACGGCTTATAACTATGTAACTATAAATATTTTTGCCGAGAGGACTAGGAATTTATTATTTCTTCACGTTGTTCCTGCACTTCACTGTCATACGTGACTTGCAGCATTCCTCTGGCAACCAAATTTTTCACTTGATCGTCCCTTAAAAAGCTTTTCGGCAACAATGCATCCTGTCCTGGGGTTAATCTAACCTGCTGCTCATTCTTGTAGAAATCACTTCCTGGTGCTCGTACTTGGAGAGCAATCATTTGTTTGCTAGTATTGTAAATTCTGATTACATGCGTTTTTTGTTTGACCATTGTTAATCTCCTATGATCCAGTTGACTGACCCCATACACCAGACGGGGTTCTACCTCTAGTAATGTCTTCTATTGACTGAGTTGGCTCATGCCAAAAAGAACCACCGTTTAAAGTTGCGCCTCTTGACGCCAGCAAAATCGAACCAATTTTCTCGTTAAAAGTAGTAACTTGGCCGCGCACAACGGGGGTAATAGTTTCTGGCAATGGCAGCCATGCCTCAGCGGTAAACGAAAACTCATACCTTACATTTGCGTGCTGATCAAATCCCGTTTCCTTTTCACTAGCATCTGTCGAACCACCAAATTTCATTTGTATATTTCCCTGAATCCTGCCATCAGACATTCTAAATTCAGCAAGAGGGTTAAACCTAGTTAACGCCTGATATTGAATATATTCAGCATCTCTTTTACGTTCTGCCCAAATAGTCACAGTGTAATCAACATTATATGGCACAGGACGTTTATATTGAGCAACTAAACTTTTGCCAGTGTTAAGGTATCTATATCCTAAATGTCTATATGGCGGACTAAATTTTTCAGCATTAAACTCATGTCGTTCTCTGCTAATGGTTGCAAGAGGCAATCTAGCTCGACCTTCTTTTAAATCATCTGCCCAAATTAATAAACTTTTATCACCGCCAGCAATTTTCACCCTCATAAATCTATAAGAATCTTTAGTAGGAACTCTAATTCCAGACCAATATTGCTTCATAGCATCGTCGAGAGATCTAAATCCCGGAATCAAAAATTCTTCTACATCAGAAGGATAAGACAGAAAATCATTGCCATCTAGAGGATTTCTACCGTCCTCAACATGGCTCAATTGCTTAATTCCTGGTATATCACGAACCGCATTTGGTATTTGCGATACCAAATTAGATTGTTTAACCGTAAAATCGGTATTAAAGTCGTATAGAGGCACTAAAAATTTCCTTACCTAACCCCGTTATCATTTATTAAAGTAATGATGTTGGTTGGATTTTTCAAATTTTGGATCACAGTGTTCATTGTATCTTCAGTTCTATCATATTGTTCTTGGTCCATTGAAGATTGGCCGTTTAAAAAAAATGTAATTTCCATACCATTAACTCTTTTGCCCATTGGTTCGCCTACATCTAATTCGATGGCATCTTTAATTTTTTCTGATACACCTTTAGCAAGAGCATTTAGCATAGCATGGCACTGTACTTTCATATCTGAACTTATTTGCCCTTTGATATAATCAGAGGCTTTCGAAGTATTTGCCATTCGTTTGCAACCTTTCTTCCGTTGGCATATCTTGCTCTGGCCTAACAGTAATATCAGCGGTGAGAGTTTCTACTGCGCATGTTAGATAAAGCCAGTGATAGCGAAAATTACCACTTGGAGTAGCATTTATTACTCTAAAATTTTTGGGCGCAATAGCAGCAGCGTTATACGGCAATTGAACCACATCGCCTATCCGCAGCATTCTATCGCCAAATTGTTCATATAATTGGTGATGACTAAAAATAACTTCAGTCCTGTTTCTTGTGTCAGCACCCCATTTTTGCAATTCAACTTCTAATGGCATAGGTTTAAAATAAGCCTTCATGTGCACAGGATTCCAGTAGGTAGGGTCAGCATCTTCATCCCATACAGCATCGTAATCAGCGTTGTCAGTTCGAATAAAAACTTTGATTTCTGCACCGGCTACGTGAATCTGCTCATTAGCCATGAGCCTAACTAATCTTAAATCAGCGCTTGCCGGATCATGAATCTGAATAGGCGTATGGCGCTGCTCTGTTTCTGACCTATGGCTGGTCAGAATCGTATTGAATTTATCGGCGTCTATACCGCCTGTATCCTGCGAAAACCTATGTAACATTCAATCCTCCGAGTTATATTTGGGTAAAGCAAAATAGCGCGTACGACAGATTATATCTAAACGACATCATATACAGGAACCTCATAATCATACAGTCTTATATCTTCCGCATAATGATCTGCCACCTTATCGAGTAATTTTTGAGATGTATAATAATGATGAAAATGCTTTGTCTTTTTAGAAATATTAAGCGTTGGAAGTTTTAATATGCCAGCATCTATCATGCTGCATAATGTTTGCCAATCTTTTTTAATATTTTCAACTTTTCCAACCCATTTTACTCCTCTTGCTCTTTTATAACATGGGGCCAATAAAGCTTTTCCTGGATCCATTACATATCTTTCAAATCCTTGTTCTTTCAACTGCTGATGATACCTATGGCCAGTAGACCGGCACATATTTTCATAATAAGATATTGTGCGGTCCCATGGATTACGAACGAAAATAGCAGAAAAATAGCTGCTACAATCAAAATCTAAATGATTCAATGCGTCATGAATTTTATATTTCACCGAGTGATCATGAAAATGCTTTAAAACAGCATTCATGCTAGAAGAAGCACATTTGGGATTTTGCACAAATATGAATTTACGTTTGTGCGAAACTATCATTTTATCGAATCGTGCCTTCAGGCACATATGGGTCTGTAAGCGGCTTAGGTGTAGCAGCAAAATCTGGCGATGGGCAATATCCCTGCCCAACAACATCACAATGATCATATGATGTAGTCACAGTCTCATCACTAGACGCATTCAATCTCAATATTTCATAAAAATCATCATATGGACTGCAAAGATTCGCACCTTTATCATTACATCCAAGTTTTATATCAGGCAAAACTAACCACTTTTGACGTCTATTACCTTCACCCCAATTATGCCCCAAAACCACATAAGATCCCGGCAAAACAGCCAAAGCATCTGCTAACGTAATAAAAACATTAGCACAACGCTTATAACGCGCCAATGTGTCAGAAGTTATGGCAGACGATGGCTCACACCCCGGCACCATTATTTTATCATTGGGCAGGATTTCTAATTTTAAACCAATTCCGATATCGCTTAAACTCATATTACCACTTCACAATCCCCAGCGGTTCACCTAATTGGAAGGCTTTTTCAATTATTTCTTCTTTTTCTTTAATGCCTTCGGCCACTAGATCCCCGCCGTCATAACTAATTGAACCACCGTCAGGTGTTGGCACTCCTGTTATTTTTCTTCTAGCACTGCCAAGCATGACTTTAGCTTCGGCCAACATCATGTCACTGGCAAGCTGTTTAGCTTGTGGGCTTCTAAAATAATTAACCACAGGAGTGTACATTACTACTACTGGGTATGAACCTTTAGGTGTTGGGTACAACCTAATCAATTGATCTTTAGATGCTCCGTCTACTTCTCCAATAACCTCCCAATGTCCTTCTGTTCCTAGAACTTTTTGCGAAAATGCCCTATAAGATTGTAAAAGATGGTAATCAACTAAAATATTCTGAATTCCAGAAATATTGCCAATATTAAACAAGAAAGATTCAGCACCAAATACGTCGTCTATTCTAGTAGTTACCGGATCCCAAGAAACTTCTTGTATCCAATATGCGTCAGCAGGCATTGGGTAAGTTGATTTTAATGGCTCGGTGTAAAACACGGCCATTTTTTGCTCTCTAGGAAAATAACCGGCTATAAAATCGCCAGCCGTTGATAAAATAGAGTTCCACTGGTCCTCCATAATTTCCACTTCAACTACAGGATGCCCCAATTTGCTAAGCACATACTTTTTCATTGGGTCAGGATTTACCTTCAAAACAGCAGGTAAATCTGCAGGAGCTATTATAGCCATTCTTCTTCTATCTCCTCTGAACCACCAGCATAGCCCAAAAATTTATTGATGCTCATATAGCATTTATTCGGCAATCGTTCTTCAAAAATGTTTTTTGATCCAGCTTCGGCTCTCCTTTTGTATTCTTCAATGCGAGCGTCTATCATACGCTTAAAGTCATTTTCAAAGTCATTACAGGCATCGTCAGGCTGAAACATGAAATCCTCGCTAACCAAACTAATTTACCTAGGAAAATGATATCCGCGCGACCCCCAAATTACGCCAGCATACGTAATTCGTGACACATCATAAGTAACGCCCCCAGGCAGACCATTATCTAAATTGTCTTCAATTAAAGCTTTTAAAGTTTTAACATCGTCAGCGTACGCTGT